CTCAAGTTGTTTTTGCGGATGACAATTCTGGGGTTCAATTCAGCGAAGTGCAAGTGATTTATGGTTCAGAACTTTTGTATAACTATATTCAAATTGAAAGAAACAATGGCGGAACAGCCATAGCCCAAGACAATGACTCAATTAACAGTTATGGTCAGCAGGCTTTAATCCAATCAGGTCTGTTGATGAACTCTGATGCTGATGCTTTATCTTTAGCAAATTATTTGTTGGGTGAGTTATCTGAACCTGAGTATCGTTTTGAGACCCTCACAGTCCAATTAGAGGCTTTATCTGGGGTAAATCAAACTAAGGTGCTTGGATTAGAAATCGGTGATGTTTGCCAAATCAAATTCACACCTAACAATGTTGGAACGCAGATAGACAAATTTGCTTCTATTATTAGAATTGATCACGATATACAACCAGCATCACACAGCATTACTTTCGGATTCCAAACCTTAGATTATGCTAGCCTTGTGCTAGATGATCTTGAGTTTGGTATCTTAGATACAGGCAGACTAGGGTTTTAAGGAGTTTTAATGGGTTCTGGTTACAGAACGTTTACAGCAGGAGAAGTTCTTACTGCATCTAATGTTCAAAATTATTTGCAAGATCAAGCCGTTATGGTTTTCGCTGGTACTGCTGCTCGTTCATCTGCTATTGGTACAGCAAACTTTGAAGAGGGAATGCTCACATATTTAACTGACGTTGATAAACTTCAGGTTTACACAGGTGCAACTTTTGCTGATGTGTATCCAGCAGCCGCTTCTACTCAAGGTTTAACTCTGATCAACACAACTAGTTTTAGTGGAGTAACGACTGTAAATGTTAATGATGTTTTTAGTGCAACTTATGACAATTACAAATTAAAATTATGGTTTTTTGGGGCAAGCGCATCAGGTGCTTTAAGTTTTCGTTATCGTGTAGGTGGTGCTGATAATTCAACTTCTAACTATGCACGACAGTATTTAGTTGCAGGAAGTACAGCGGTTAGTGCTGCCAGAGAATCAGGTGCTACATCTCACATCCTTAATAATGTTCAATTAAATTATCATTATGCAGATTATGAAATTTTTAATCCTTTTGCAACAAATTTTTCTACACAACATTGCACAGAGTATTACAGAGCAGACCAAAACCAAAATAGTGAATATTGGGTTAAAGGTAATATTTTTCAAGCAACAACTAGTTTTACTGGATTTAGCCTCATAAGTTCAGGTGCAGCAATAACTGGAAAACTACAAGTGTTTGGATACAATCTATAATGGCTACCGAAAAAATATTTATTCAAGTAGATAATGAACGCATTGAATTAACTGGTGCAGAGAAAGAAGCGTTTTTAGAACAACGCGCAAAAGATATTGCTGAAGAAACAGCCAAACAAGATGCACAAGCACTACTTGAAGCCGAGTATGAAGCAAAGAAGCAATTAAGAATAGATGCGATTACTAAACTTGGTGCTGCCTCTGGACTTACAGAAGAAGAAATTAATTCAATCTTAAATATTTAGTATTGCGTTTATCTCGTCAGTTGTTAAACCTGACGCTTCGCCTAATTTAGTTATTGCATCAATGCGTTTCTGTTGTTTCTCTAACGCTAAGGCTTCAAGTAATGCACGTTCAGCATTGTCGGCTTCGCGTTGTGCAATAAAGGCTTCTTTATCAGCACCAGTAAGTTCAATAACTTGGTCATCTATACCAATTTGAATTTTAGAAGTTGTAGCCATAAATTGCAACCTTTCCTGTCATTGTTCCTGAACTTGGAAATATAGTAAAACCATCATAAGAAGTGCTTAAATTGTGATTTGAATGTTGAGCACGACCATAAGCACTAGTGCCATCAAAACCTGTTGCCAAAGTATGATGACCTGTTCTTTGTGCTAAGAAAGGTGATTGAAAATCCATAACGTAACGATTTGAAGATTGACCACTATTTGCGCCACCTAATTCAAAATTTGTACTAGCGTTCAAATCTTGTCCACCTACAGTTGCACTTGTGCTTCTTACAATGTATCCACCACCAACATAATTTCCACCAGTAGCATCAACACCACCAACACGCAAACGGAGATTCATTCCAGGACTTGCACTTGTGGCTGTCAATTCAAATAAAACTCTGTAATTTTCATAAGTTGCACTAAAAACATTATTAAAAGATTGACTGGCTACTGCACTAATCCAAAGCAAAATGGGATAAGATTCAATCAATGACAGAAACTCCTTTGTTTACAATACAAGAAATACTAAATGCTTACGAGAAACGTTTTGTTGTTTTAGGTCACAAAAGACAACTTTGGCTAACCGATAAACATTTGATCAATCGCCTTAATAAAATTGCTCACCCACAATTTGCAACCACCGAGGATTTAGAAGCAGCAGTTATGCTTTCACCTGCGCAATCCACACGCAAAGGCAATATCAACCGATACAAAATGATTTATCGTCATTTGATGTACTTAAAACTTATTCCTGAACGTGAATCACCAGCAGAGAAACTTCCTAAGTTACGAAAACCAAAATCAATGCCAAGACCTTTTACCCATACCGAGGTCGCTTTGATTATGACTGAAGCCAAAGAACCTCAGAAGCATTGGTTTGTACTTTCGTGCTTTGCAGGGTTAAGGGCCGCAGAGATTTCTTTGTGTTCTGGTTCTGATCTTGAGGAAGTTGGTGATAGTTATATGATCCGTATTCCTAAAGGCAAAGGTGACACTAATTTGGCTTTGCCAGCGCATCCTGTTGTTGTGGAAATGATTAAATCGTATAACACTCTTGGTAGGTTGTGGCCAACAATGAAACCTCACTCATTATCTGTTGCCGCTTGTAAAGAATTAAAACGTTTAGGGATCAACAAAAAATTACATTCTGGCAGACACTATTTTGCGACAAGTGCTTATTCGGTTTCAAATGGCGATATTTTGGCTGTTTCTAAACTTATGCGCCACGCTTCTCCTGCTACCACAGCGATTTATGCGGAGTTGGCTTCACCTGTTGCAAAAGCAGTTGTAAACGCAATGCAAACTCCAGGTATAGAATAGAACTAAGAACCTGCGCATCTATTTTTAGAGAGGTTCTAATGAGTTTGTATCTTGTTAAAGATTTAATTATGAGAGTTTTTGCATTATTTTTGGCAACAGCGCTTCCAGCAATCGGAGTGGGTGCTTTCGCTGGTGTATCAGTTGTAAATTCTGCTTTGATCGCGGGCGGATTAGCCGTGTCTCGTGTTGTCACAGATTTGGCCAAAGCATTTTTAGATGACGGAAAATTAACGCAACAAGAAATTGATGCCATATTCAAAAAGGCTAACAAAAAAGAAGAAACGAAATAAATGGGTTTACCAATTGCTAACGGAAAGATTACAACTGCCTATAAGAAAAAAGGCAAGATGTGGTCAAAGGGTTATCATACTGGAATCGATATGGCAGTCCCAGTTGGAACAAAAATTATTGCTGTTGCTGATGGCAAAATTGAATCTGCAAACTGGGGAAAAAGTTACGGCATTCAAGCAGTTCAAAAAGTTGATGGTGGTTGGGTTATTTATGCTCATCTTTCAAAACTTGATGTCAAACCTGGTGACAAAGTAACTAAAGGCCAACAAATCGGTTTAAGTGGCAATACTGGTAATTCATCTGGTCCACATTTGCATTTTGAAATGCGTGACAACATTAGATGGTCTGCTGGTAAAGACATTGATCCAAAAGGAATCTTGGAAGCCTAATTGAAAAAGCGCACAAAACTGCGCTTAATTTTGTTTGCCTCAATGCTTGTTGTTGTTTCTATTTCACCAAGTTTTGCTGACGAACAAACCATTGAACTCTCACCGAGTGTTCCTTATGTTGATATTCCTATTGAGGCCACAGAGCCAACAACTTTAACTGTCCAAACAACAAATGGAACACCACAAACAAATCCTGGTTTTATTGATTCTTGGATTGAACTTTGGCAAGATACAACAAAACTTCGTGCTGATGATGATGGCGCTCACTCTGGTACAAATGTTTTGGCTTCAATAATTACAGCACCTATTGAAACAGGTTTTTATTTTATTCGTGCAACTTCTTTTGGTTGGATGGCAAGCAATCAAACACAATTCCCTACAGGAACTTATCTTTTAACTTGGTCTGGTGTTACAACCATTCCAACAGCCACGCCAACACCAACAGCAAGCCCACAGCCGACAGCAGAGCCGACTCCCACAAATGAGCCATCTCCCACCGCAACACCCGAACCAACACCGACAGAGGTTTCACCTACACCAACCCCAACACAAGAACCAACGCCATTACCAACCCAAGAACCAGTAACAGATAACTCCAATAACGAAGAGATTTTTGTTGAGGCAATTCCAGAGACATTACCAAGCCCAGAGCCGACAGAGACAGCAACGCTAGAACCAGAGATAATTGAGCAAATAGTTGAACCAGAAACAATTGAAACTCCTATCGTTGAACCTGAGTTAAGTGTAGAGGAACTACAAGAACAAATACAAGAACAAATTAACTTAGAATACATTGCTGAAAATACAATAGAATTAGAGTTACCAACTGCGCTTGAGGCAATACCTGGACTTGCTGAAGTTTTTGCGGCAACTGAAGCGATATTAAATGTTGGATCAGATATGACTCAAGAGCAACGCGAGGAATCACAGTCTGTTGTTGTTGGCGCAATTGTTGTCACCCAGATTGCTTCTATGGCTTCTGCTGCATCTGTTCAGGCTTCTAGTAAACGTAATGAAACGAAAAGGATTAAACGCAAATGATGAATTGGGTTAGAAAATATGTTGTTGCTATAACAGGCGATACTTTCACATACGTTGGATTAGGAATTGCTTTCTTCACATTAGATGGCTCTGCTAAGCAAGTAACTGGATTTTTAATCATAGGTGGTTTTGTAATATGGCTAGTAACATTACCAATAAGGGATTCTGATGACTGAAGCAATAATAATGGGCGGCCAAATCGCAGGTGCTTTATCTGCCATTGGTGGGGTAGTTTTTGTGATTGCTAAATATGCGATAGTTAGACCTATTCAAAACTACATTGATGCTCGTACTGAGCAAATTCAATTGACAAGCAATGGTGGCCATTCACTCACAGATGTAGCCTTGGGGGTTGCTCGGGTTGAACGCAAAGTTGAAACCATAAGTAAAAGAGTAAATACCCTAGAAAACACGCTTAAAATCCCTAAAATCTGAGGTTTGTCAGACTACCCTTGTAATGTCTGTTATACAGGCAATCGAGAGGACAAAATGCCAAATATAACTGATCCCGAAATCTGGGACAAACTATCAATACAAGCCAAAACTAAATGGTTATCTTGGCAAGCGGATTTGGCTGAGGCCAGATGCACCACTTGCTACCATTATGTTTGCACCTGTGGAGAGGACTTCTAAATGGGTTTTGATTTGAGTTCGTATGCCACAGTTCAAGAAAGAATTGCAGAATTTTGGTCTTTGTATCCTCAAGGCCGTTTGGAAACAGAACTTGTGTTTCATTCAGAAACTTCTTACATTGTGAAAGCATCAGCGTACAAAAACGCAACCGATCAGTTTCCTAGTGCCACAGATTACGCACAAGAAACAGTTGGTGCATCTATGACTACAAAGAATTTTCCGTTGGAAACTTGTAGCACTTCTGCAATTGGTCGTTGCATTGCAACACTTGGGTTATCAACTCGTAAAAATGAACCAAGACCATCACGAGAAGAAATGGAACGTGTGGTTGCAAAAGACTTTAAGCCAGTAAATGTTGCAGATGGTCCTATGGGTCGTGCTAAAGCAACTGAAAAACAAATAGGTTTTGCAATCTCAATGCTGAAAGAAATCGCACAACGATTGGAGTTCAGCAACGAGGATGTAATGAAATGGGCGTGTGAGGAATACAAGTGCCAAACACTTGAAGATTTCTCAATGAAACAAATTTCACATTTCATTGCAGATTTGCAAAAGACAAAACAGCAAGGTGAATCTTCTGTGTTCTATAACTTGGTGAGAGCCAAAAAAGGTGCAGATTATGATCCTTGGGAAACGCCAAACAACTAACAAAGGAAACTATTGCTAGAAACTATCCTTGCTATGCTTGCGCCAACTTACGTTGAACAAGAATCAAGAATGGAAATTTCAGTAGTTAGGCAGTATGTCAAATCTAAATACGATTCTCAGCAATGGGAATGTATTGATGAACTTTGGCAAAGAGAGTCATCTTGGCAAACCAAACGTTATCCTTGGTTGGCTAAAAATTCTCGCAGTAGGGCTTATGGGATACCACAATCTTTACCAGCGGAAAAGATGGAAACTCACGGATGGGATTATTTAACTAATCCCATAGTCCAGGTAAATTGGGGAATGGAATATATTTTGAAGCGATACAAAACACCTTGTGCCGCTTTAGATTTCCATAATCGGAAGAACTGGTACTAAAGGTGAATCCTGCGCTCATCTTTCAAGGCATTGTTTTAATTTTTCTTGGAATCGCAGGCTTTATTGTAGTTTTTTACAATTTCAAGCGCTATTGTGATTTAACTGAGGAAGAGGACAAATGAAAGAAGTACGCCCTTATGGCACAGTTGAGAAACGTGCAAACAATCGTTACCGAGTAAGAATTGGTAAGAAGCACGGACACACAACTCTTGGCACTTTTGATTCCAAGATTGAGGCTGAAGAAGCCTTAAAAACATT